CAATCCAACCAATTTGAGCAGCATCAGAACCTGATACTTCAAATTTATCTTTAATGATAACTGGGTTGTTTGAAAAAGTTTCTGGAGTAGGCTCAATAGATCCAACCATTTGGTTAGTTCCTTTTGCAAACTCTGAACCGTAAACAAACATTTTTAAACCAGTAGTTCCCAAACCAGCAGCAGTTAAACTAGCAGCTTCGTAAGGCACAGCAGTAATAGCTAAACCAGTTACATCAATAACTAAAGCTTTTACAGTAGTAAAGCCATCAGCTATAACAATAGTTTGGTTTAATCTTACAGCTTGGTTACCTGTTATAGTTAAAACATCATTAGCTCTAGTTACACCTTCATAAGCAACGTGTAATCTATTTTGCTCAGACCAAATCACTTGATCAGATGTCATAGGCATTTCAGCGCCTACCATTCTCAAGAAAGCAGATAAAGTTCTGTTTCCGTATCTTTCTACTTCAGCTTCGTAAAGCTCAGGTAGATATTGTTGTGTCCAAGTCGAAAAATTAGCGTCGTGAAAATTGATATAGTTATCAACCACAGCTTGTTGTTTCGGCATAGGGACGATTGATGCTGGAAAAGCTCCAGCAGGAGAATTATCTTTAAATCCCATTTTTATATTTTAGTTTAAGTTATTTTTTTATTTTATTTATTTTTAACTTAGAACTTGTATCACCAGAAATAGCTCTTACTTTAAAACCATTTAAATAAACATCACCCGGAACCTCAGTTCTAGCGTCTTTGCTTATGTTCTTTGATTTAGCAGTAATATCTTTTACAGCGTCACTTTTACCTTGCTCATAAAAATGAGAAGCAATAGTGTCGATGTTTCTAGCTCCATATATAGCTTTGTGGTATGCACCTGGATCATTAACTGTACCATCTTCGTTTAAGAACTTCTTAATAAATGTTGTTAGATCAGATTGCGCCTCGGCAACTTCATTAGCATCTTTAACACCGTATCTAAATTTCTTTTCACCAACCTCGAAATCAAAACCTTTGAAATCATTAGTAAAATAATCTTTAGTTGCAGTCTTAAAGCTTTCATGACTTTGCTTTGCTACCTCTTGTTCTTTGTTATATCTATTGAAAAAATCAGTTGCTTTTTGTTGTTCTTGAGTAACGCCCGGTCTCAACTTGATCTCGTCGTAGTACTTCTTTTTCGTTTCCTCCAAAAAGTTTTTGGCTTTTGCAATTTCTTCCTTATAAGCAAGTTTCTTTTTCTTTTGCTCACGTTCCTCAGCTTCTTCAGGATCAAAGTAAAATTTATCTTCTAATATAAAATCTACTTCTTCTCTATCTAAGTGAGGCTTAGTCTGTTTGTAGTATTCTCTAAGTAAAACATCCTCGTCTACATCAGTATAGTCTCTGCTTAGTCTCGCATAATCTTCTAATGTACCACCAGTCTCTTTCATAAACTCAACAAGTTTTTCTACGTTTTCAGGTAAATCTACTTGTTCAGCAACTGGCTCAGGTGCTTTTACAACCGGTTTTTCTACAGGAACTTCATCTTCTGCTACTTCATTTATAACAGTAAACTCTTCTTCTTTAACCGGCTCTTCCTTAGTTTCTACTTTTTCTTCAACCTTTTCTTCTACAATTTCTTGTACAACTTCTTTAGTTTCTTCAGGTTGTTTTGTTTCTTCTTCTTTTTTAGTTAAATCTACTTTAGTTGTAGGTTCTGTGTTAACTAATTTTTTAGGTTTCTTTTTCATTTTAAAGTCACCTTGTTCTAGAGTTCCATCAGGAGCCTCTTTTACTTCTTCTTTTTCTGACATAATATAATATAATAATTAATAATTAACCCATCCCAAAAGGATTGAGCATTGGCATAGGCTCTTCACTAGGTGTTGGCTGATCTTTTTCAGTTGCACTTGTTTCAAAGCTTGTTGGTAGTAAATCGTTTTGTCTTTGGTCTATTAATTGAGACTGTTGAGAACCTTCAATACGTACTCTTTCATCTTTACGGTCTTCAATTTCTTTTTCTTTGGTTTTTAAACCATTAACTTCCATTTGTTTTAATTCTAAATCAAACTTATGTTGTTGGTTCATGATCATTATCTTAACTTCAGCTTCTTGCCTGTATTTTTCAACATCAAACTGTACTTTAGCTTGTTCAAACTGTACTTTTTGCTCTGTTAATATTTGTTGTTTTTGAGTTTCAGCTAATGCTTGTTTTTCAGCTGCTTCTGCTTGCGACTGAGCTTGCTGTTGTATTTGCTGAAGTTTCATTTGTTGTTCAGCTGCTTGCTTTTGCTGTCTACGTTGTTTTAGCAATTGATTAGCTAATGTTAAGTTTTTAACTTCTCTAATATCTATAGCATCTTCTAAATCAATACCACCTGTCTTAAGTGCTATTTGTATATTCTGTTCTAATTGAGCTTTTTCTTCATCATCTGGCTCAAGATCTAAAAATATACCAAAGTCATATATGTTTTTGTCCATTAACTCTGTCAATGTAGACACATTAAACTTAGTTATACTGTTTTGTAAAGCTGATCTAGTAAGTGGAAACATTAAGGCATCACCTATTCTAAGTGATATGTTTTCACAATTTTTAAGCGTTAGATATAAACTAGCTTGTAATATATGTCTAGTTGCAGTATTTGAGTTAGCAGCAGCTATTTTCTGTAAACCTACTAAGGAGTTTTTATCAGGACTACTAGCATCTCTAGCTTCATTTAAACCTGTAACATCTCTAATAAGTTGTAAGTAATATTGATAAGTTTGTATTAAACTTTGTATTTTAGCTCCACCATTACCACTTTGTAATTCTTGTATAGGAACTTTACCTGGGTTCATGTCGCCATCTTGAGTGAATGATCTACCAACAATAGAACCTGTTTGAAAATACATGTTTAAAGCTTCTTGCGGATTATATGTTGTTCCGTTACCTAAGTCAACCTCAGCTAACCCATCAACATCCATATAAACACCATCAGGAACTACTCTAGATAATACTTGTTGCAGTTTAAGGTGCGTTAATTGAATCATGTCAGCAAAACCTGTTATACGATTAACTAATGAATCTATACGTCCTTTATACATTCTAGGAGCACATATATTATAATTCATATTAACCTTAGTAGTGTCAGCATTAGGTCTTGTCATATTTTGAGCCATTTCCCATCTTAGCATTTTAGGGTGCCCTAGTATTTTAACTCCACTATATAGTACTTCTATAGATCTAAAAGCTTTAGTAAAGTTAACTTCTTCTGGTGGATTAAAAGCATCTGTTTTTTCTAATGCTTTTTCTAGACCATTTGGAGTTTCTTTTATTTTAAATACTTGATTAGTAAATGTTTTATATTCAAAATATACTACTTGTATTTTATCGTCAAAATATCTACCTTCTGCCTGGTTTCTATAGTTAGAGTTACCTGGATACTTACTTATTTCTTTTAATTCCTCTGGTGTTAACATTGGGAACTGCTTTTTAAGCTCTGCCATACTAAGTCCTTTCACTTCACCAACATACCATATGTCTTCAAAGTTTGGATCTTCTGTGTATGAATAAACTAGATTAGCAGGATCAACATAACTAATTCCAACACCTTCTTGTAAGTTAAACTCTGTTTTTGAACAAGCTATACCTAATACGGTTAAATCATGATTTAATCTTCTTCTAACTAGATCGTATTTATTGTAATCTAAAACGTAGTTAATAGCTTCTTCTTGAGCTATTTCAATTCCTTGTTTATAATTAAGCTGCATGTAAACAGATACTTCATCTGGATTTGTTGGCATGTTTGACTTACCACCGCCGGTTGAAACATCTAAACCTAATTGAGCTTTTGCTTTAGCTATATATTCTCTAGCGTAAATATCTTTCATTAAACCTTGAATATATGCGGATCTTTTTCCAGTGGAAGAAGGATCTTGAGCATAAGCTTTAATATCGTAGTTTTTTTGAGACATGCCGTTTACAACTATGTCTACAAATTTAGAAATAATAGGTACAGGTGTCCAGTCTAGGTTTAAGTAAGATAAATCTCCATTTATAGATAGTTCATCTTTGTACTTTTGAACAGATTGCTCTCCTCTAGCATATAGTCTTAATTGATGGAAGTTATTGTAGTTAGTTGAAAACCTATAACCTCCAGCACCTGTTCTAGTACCAGAAAACCATTCGCCTTCTATAGCTTGTCCTACTTTTAATCCATAGTCATAAGACGCTTTAACTGCATCAGGTACTACCTGATCCGGAAATGAACTTCCATAACTAGTTTCTATCATTTATTTTGTATTTTTGAAACAAACCCTTCGTTGTCGTATTTTTTAAAACTCAAATTAAGTGGTTGTTTATTTTTAATTGCATTAGGTCTATAATTATTTTTATTACAAGCCATAATAGCTAAACCAGAACTAATAGTAGCATCGTACTTGGTTCTATTATTTATATTAAACTTAGACCAGTCTTGTAATGTTTTTTGGTGATACATGTCTCCAAAAGAATCTTTTAATATGCCTACGTAGTTTTCTATATAAGCTTCTATAGCAGCGGCATGTGCTTGTTTAATGTCTTCACTTGAATTAGGTATTCCACCTATTTCTTTTTCTGTTACAGATAATCTATTCCACAACTTATCAGGTCTGTTCATACTAAAACCTCTATAACCTCTTCTTCTTAAATAATATAATAATCTAGGTCTATTGTTTTCAGCTAGTATTGGCATACCATAAAATACTAAAGACATTAAAACTTCTTCAAAAAATATATCAGCTGTTTCAGGTCTAGCTATATACTCTAAAAAAAAATGATTAGGAGGTGCATCTTCCATTGAAAACTTAGTCAGTCCATGTAAAGCTCCATTAGAGCCTT